CCTTTTGAGGAATGGAAAAATAAAACAGACAAGATTTTATATTAGAAAAAACTCTTCATAACAAAAATAGTTAACAAACCAATAAATAATGAAAATATATAACTGCATATAATGTTTAAATTTAGTTGGCTTTTGACTTGTTCTGTTTTAGCAAGTTGATTTGCGGTTCGTAACATGTTGGTCTGATGAATATTTAAGTATAATGTATAAGCCAATAATGCTAAAGAGACGCTTTTCATTAATGCGGATGTTTTAAAGAAGTTGCTTAATGGACTAATGATAAAAAGGATTATAATAAAAATAGATGTAGCAGAGCATATACATACCTTTTTTGTTGCATCGGTGAATAGTATTAAATTGAATGGGGTTTCTGAATCCATATATATTGACTTATTATATTATATTTTGTGCAATATTTTATATATTATTATTGTATAGTAATAATATATGACACAAACACGTAAAAATAGAAATACCCATAATAAAACAAAAAAAGCGTTTGGAAAAAAAGATTTTTTATCAGGTGATGGCATGCTTGTAAGTGTATGGGGACCCCCATTATGGCACTATTTGCACACGATGAGTTTCAATTATCCTGTAAAACCAACCGCTGCGAACAAAAAACATTATCGCGATTTTATTGTAAATCTTCAACATGTGTTGCCATGTAAATATTGTAGAATGAATTTAACAAATAACTTTAAGAAGAAACCGTTGAAAATGTGTCATATGGCTAGTAGGGATACCTTCTCGCGTTATATTTATGAGCTTCATGAAACAGTAAATAAGATGTTGCATAAAAAATCCCATTTAACGTATTGTGATGTGAGAGAAAGATACGAACATTTTCGGTCGCGTTGCACGGAAGAAAAACCAAAAGTGTTTACGTTTAAAAAGACGACCACCAGAAGGAAGAAGGAGAAGGGATGTACAGAGCCGTTGTATGGAAAGAAGTCGAAATGCGTGATTAGTATTGTCCCTCAAGAAGATAAAAGCGCAACCTTTCAAATGGATAAAAAATGTATCAAGACGAGAGAATAATGCCACCTTTCACTACGTAGTAGAAACCAATGGTGCTTCGCTGAAGTAAGCAGCAAACTATTATTTACTTATAATAAAATATATTGGATATTTTATTATGTATTATCATAACGGAAATGAAAACCGCATTGTAATTTTTTCGCCCTACCAGTACAATTACTACTTATGCAGCTAGCAGATATTCCCAATAACCTAGAAGCTTCAACTATAGAGTTAAATTTATTTATAATATTCATATTTGTGTCATATTGTATAATTTTATGCATTCCTTTATATAATCCTGTTTTTACCTTATGAATTTGATTTTCTTGATTAGTAACCCATTCTAAATTTTCAACACTATTATTTATTTTATTTCCATCAATATGGTTCACTTGTTCTTTATTTTCTGGATTTGGAATAAAAGTCAAAGCAACTAATCTGTGTAGTAAATATTTAACATCGCCTATTCTTACTCGTTTATATCCTGATGAATATTTAACATTTATGATTTGACCTTTATTATTTTTATATCTACCTAATGATGATACGTAATAGTTTGGTCTATTGCTTGTTAATTCTAATGGTATTTCTTTCCAAACCTCATTTTCTAACACAGATTGTTCTTGTATTTTAGGTTTTATTATATTTTTACATTTATTTTTATTTATTTCTGCGTGATTAACATAGTTCCATTTATAACCATATGCTACATTTCTTTTATTTTTAGCTACTGCACATATTTTGGAACTTATAATAGATGAAGTCAATCTATTTAATTCATTAACTCTTGTTAATTTGTTGTCAAATAACCATTTTGCAGCATCTTTAATAGAACTATACTCTTCTAGTATATTATTTGTATTATTTTCAATTCTAATGATGGATTTACATATTGGTTGTTTGTATATTTTTTGTGGCGGCGGTTTTAATTGTAAATTTTTATTTATAGCTAAATTTTGTTCGGACATTGTAGCCCATTCTAGATTTTCAATTCTATTATCGTTTCTAATTTTATTTTTATGATGAACTGTCGGTTTGTTTTCAGGATTTGGAATAAAACATATAGCAATTAACCGATGTAATCTAAATGATTTAATTTTTTTATTATTGCATAAACTAATTTTTGAGTATCCTTGAATATCTAAATATGGATGTAAATATTTGTTAGTTTTTGTATTTTTAACTCTCCCAAAATTACTTATTTGATAGTCTGTATAGCCTTCAATATTTCCCCATATTTCTGTTTCCATTCTATATAATTACTAAATATAATATTTTTAAGTCATTATTCGCATTTAGTATTATTAACTTCATTTTTAGCTTTTCGTCTTAAATATGAAATTCTATTATATTCTTTTCGTTTTTCACTTGATGTAGGTTTTTGTTTTGCAATAATTTCTTTTTTATGTTCATTGTAATATTTTTTATTTCTTTCAGGAGAAGTATATTTTTTTAAATGTTCTTTTGTTTCTTCTAATTCTTTTATTAGTTTTGCATTCTCCAATTTTAATAACATATTTTCTTCTTCTAAATTCATTAATATAAGATAGTAATTATTATTTATATTAAATTTTTTATGTATTTGGCTCAACCTTCAGCGAAGCAACCTTGGTTTCTTAAAGGTGGATTATATTTGGCTCCACCTTTCTTAAAGGTGGATTACATTCCAAAAGTGCTAAAATCATTTAATATTGGTTGGGGTAAGTATTGATTATCTATTGCACTGTAGTTAGGGACCTTTTTGCATTCAAACGATGGTTCAGCGCACCTTCCACATGGTTCACATGGGGGACACTTGTCTTCTTTATTAGGGTCATTCGAGTATGACGATATTGTAGGGCAAACTGGGCAGACGGGTGGAACAACTTGCGATTTCAAAATATATAAATCTTCGTGTCCAGGTTGGATTTGGCTGGCAGGAATTCCAGGAGGCAATGAATTATAGTAAGCGGTATTACTCGTTGTTCCTGCAACGGTATTTCCATTGGGTCCTTGAGCATAGTATGCAGTGTTGCCTTGGGGACCGGTGACTGCACCTGCCGACCCGCCATAAGGACCGTAATATTGACTGGCGGAACTGGTACTATTAGGAGGATAATATTGACTGCTTGTATTAGTAGTTCCTGCAACGGTATTTCCATTGGGTCCTTGAGCATAATAAGCAGTGTTGCCTTGAGGACCGGTGACTGCACCTGCCGAACCGCCATAAGGGCCGTAATATTGACTGCTTGAACTGGTATTACTTGTGGTTCCTGCAACGGTATTTCCATTGGGTCCTTGAGCATAATAAGCAGAATTGCCTTGTGGCCCAGTGACTGCACCAGCCGAACCACCATAAGCGCCTTGATAGGTATCTACATGGTATCCAGTGCTACCGTAGTATTGAGTGGATGAGGTATTATCAGGGTTGTAATAACTACCAGATTGGGTAAAGGTGTAAGACCCATTTGGAGTTTGAACATTAATCGCTTGTTGGCCGTTATTTGCACTCGCTACTGTAGCGGTTGAACCATTTGGACCATAGTACGTAGTAGCGGTTCCGTTGTTTCCATAATAGTTGGTATAACTTTCGGTGGTCGTGGTCGATGATTGTGGTGGTTGTGATGTAGAAGGAGACGATGATGGCGGTTGGACGGTAAACGTCATGGGTTGTTGACCATTGGCTAATGTCACTTGTAAACTTTGTGTTCCATCGCTATTGGTTTTAACAACAACGGAACCGCCATTTTGTCCATAAAATGTGGTGCCACTTGCTAATTGGGTCGAAGAACCGCTATAATGATTATAGTTATCATAATTTACTGGAGAGCTCGTAGAAGCACCATTGGTAGATGTACCACTCGTAGATGTAGCGTTCGTAGATGTAGCGTTCGTAGATGTAGTACTATTCGTTGGTTGATTTATGGTAAATGTTCCTGAGAAGTCCGTAGTAAACCCTTCATTGCCACATTTACCTCCTAAAAAGGAACATAAAAGTAGGCCTAATAATAAAATTAAGAAAACAAATAATGCTTCAGTATTCATTGTATAATTTATAGTGTGAAAAAAGTTTGTAACTATATTATATTTAAAATTGAATGAATAATAACGTGCTACATTATTTTATATCAAAATATGAAAACAGACTACGAATGTGCAGAGATTATAGATGATTCCGATGAAGAATATGTCCTTTTGCCAAAAATAAAAACCAGAAAACCCAGAGCACCTGAACCTATATTAAAAAAAAGTTACAATAAAGATGAAAACGTATATGAAATTGGGGTTGATGAAGTGGGTAGAGGCCCCCTGTTTGGCAGAGTTTATACCGCTGCGGTAATTTTACCTAAAGATGACACTTTTGATTGTTCAAAAGTAAAAGACAGTAAAAAATTTCATTCAAAAAAGAAAATAGAAGAAGCGGCGAAATATATAAAAGAAAATGCTTTGGCGTGGTATATCAGTTTTGAAGACGAAAAAACGATTGACGAAATTAATATTTTACAAGCAACTCAAACGTCCATGCATACCTCCATATTAGAGGTTGTAAAGCAATACAAAAAAGTTCTTAAAGACAAGGGAAAAGAGGAGAAAACTGATTATTCGTTTAGCCTGTTAATTGACGGTAATTATTTTAAGCCAATTTCTTATTTAAACAAGAAAACAAACAAGATAGAGACTATACCACACGTAACAGTTGAAGGCGGTGATAATAAATACGCGTCTATTGCAGCAGCATCTATCTTGGCAAAAGTAGAAAGGGATAAATATATAGACGAATTGTGTCAGCAAAACCCTACATTAGCGGAACATTATGGAATTGATTCTAACAAAGGGTATGGCGCAAAACGGCATTTAGACGGAATCAAAGAACACGGCATAACCATATGGCACCGCAGAAGTTTTGGTATTTGTAAAAATTATGTGTAACAAATAAAATTGATAATAAAATTATTTTTATTTGTATAGTAAATTTAGAAACAAAGGACTTATTAATATGCGCGTTTTAGTTTTTGATACGGAGACCAGTGGACTTCCAGAATCAAAAATAATTAGCCCGGATACATTACATTTATGGCCACACATCGTACAATTTAGTTATATAATTTATGACACAGAAAAAAACGAAATTGTCATGACTATGGATGATGTAATAAAAGTAGAAGACAATGTTACCATTTCTCAAGAATCAATCAATCTTCACGGTATAACAAAAGAAATATCTCAAGAAAAAGGTGTAAAATTGAGTAAAATATTGCATATATTCTGTAATTATCTTAAAACCACAGACGTATTAGTTGGACATAACGTAACATTTGATATTCAAATGGTGAAGGTTGAATTATTAAGGCTCATTTATTCGAATATGACTCCAGAAGATAAAATTAAAAAATATAAAAACAATTTGTCTAAATTGTCAAATTTCACAAATATATATTGTACCATGCAAAACACAATAGAATTATGTAGTATAAAAAAAACCGACAAGTACGGCAAAGAATATAATAAATACCCCAAATTAATAGAATTACACCAAAAATTATTCAATACGATTCCGAATCATTTACACAATTCGTTTAACGATATTTTAGTCACGTTGCGTTGTTTTGTGCAGTTGAAATATGATGTAGATTTAAATAAAACGTGCGGACAATTTATAGAGAAAACAAAACAAATTTTCCACCTTTATCCACCTTTGGGAAAGGTGGAGCCAAATACATTTAATCCACCTTTGGGAAAGGTAGAGCCAAATGTGGTTCGCTGAAAGTCGATACAAACATTCACTGAAAGCATCAAAACAATTTCTAAATACTTTTGGTTACGGTTTTTTGGCTCCACCTTTCTTAAAGGTGGATTAAGCAGAGCAACTCTCACATATTTCATCTCTTTCGTTGCTATCATCTTTTTTTTGTTCTGGCTCAATCGTAAATTGTTGTGCTTGATGTTTAGCCTTTCTACGCAAATAGTAAATTCCTGTCTTCAGTCCTTGTTTCCAAGAATAAAAATGCATAGAGGTCAATGAGTTATACGTTGGGTCTTCTAACCACAAATTTAAACTTTGACTCTGACAAATATACGCACCTCTATCAACCGCCATATCGATTAAATGTTTCATAGGCATTTCCCAAACAATCTTGTATTTATTTCTAATTTCTTCTGATAACATCGACAATTGTTGGACAGAACCCTTATTTGCTATAATATTATTTTTAATTTGTTCGTTCCACAGACCAAGTTGGTTGAGTTCCTTCATTAAATATTTATTTACCACCACAAATTCACCTGCCAAGGTGCGGCGACTATATAAATTACTTGTAATGGGCTCAAAACACTCATTGTATCCGAGAATTTGCGACGTAGATGCAGTGGGCATAGGCGCAATTAATAGCGAATTTCTTATTCCATGTTGAATAATTGACTCTTTCAAAAGGCTCCAATCATAACGGCCCGGTACTGGTTCTTTATCCCATAAATCAAACTGTAAAAGTCCTTGTGAAGCTGGTGAGCCGACAAATGAACTATATGGTCCGTCTTGTATTGCCAATTCATTACTTTTTTCTAAAGCGGCGTGGTAAATAGTTTCAAAAATTAGTTTATTCACTTCCTTTGCTTCGTCTGAATGAAAGGACAAATTCATTAAAATAAATGTATCGGCTAATCCTTGTACACCAATACCAATAGGACGGTGTCTAAAATTACTTGTTTTCGTTTTTTCAGTAGGATAAAAATTAATGTCAATGACGCGATTTAAATTATTGGTTATCACTTTGGTCACGTAATGCAGTTTCTCGTAATCAAATTCTTTGGTGGCTTCATTTACAAAAGCTGGTAGCGCAATACTAGCCAAATTACAAACGGCCGTCTCTTTATCGTCTGAGTACTGCACAATTTCGGTGCATTGTCCAGTGATTATTCCATTAAAAATCCCCATATGTTTTTTGGGTTCATTGAAACAATAAGTATCATCCATACGATTATTATTTTCAACCTTTAATATTTTAATGAATTGTTTTGCATTTCTAGCTGGTTTATTACCACTCATTTTTAGTCTTTTTGGAGAAAAACCCAACTGTATCAAATCATATAAATCAAAAGAGGTTATTAATAAACGGTAAATAGGTTTAACATTAAAATATTTATGACCACCTTTACCATCTGGTAAATAGCTTTTTTCTCGATTTTGCGATAATTTAATTTTTGGATTTATTCCGCAAGTTTGTAGTAGTAATTTAACGTTTTGTAAAAACTCGTAATTTATTGACGATACTTGTAATTGTTCATTTTCACCGTTTTTACAAATAGAACCATCTGCGTCACAATAACCAGCAAACCAATCTAGTTTATCTTTTGTCGAACAATTATGTGAAGGTGTTTCAAATTTTTCGGCAATATCAAGTGGTAAATTTAACACATATCGGCCAGTGTTTTCAGTATATGTTCTGTAATTCATATGTGACAGTAATGCCTTTTTATCTCCATATAAATAACTCATAGGTTTTTTGCAATAAGACTTTGCTTGGCAAGGTATTCCATCTTCTAAATCCACATTATTATTTAATAAATAATCTTCTGTTTCATAATCTATATGTCGTTTACAAAAGAAATGGCCGTTTAATGCTTTAAATTTACATGGGGATTCTTGATTTTCACTAATATTCCCATATGTACCATCGCCGCAAAAAAACCCATGTGTATAAGGATGTAAAAATGTATCGCACCCATCGACGCAAGGATAATCACATTTAATTAATTTGTCGTCAGGACGTAAATCTTTTGCTTCGACCATTTTAACTGAATTTTCTGAATACGTTTCCTGAATATAAAATTTATGATATGGAGTGCAACTTAGTTTTGACCCATCGTCTGTGTATACATCAATTAATTCTTGGTCTTCGCCTGTTTTTACAATTTCAACAGTTGAAAACTCTTCTCCATTCCAAACGTCTACTGTTTGACCAACCATATCTTGTATTGCGATATGTCCAGTTTTGGTAAGAACTAGCGTTTCAGGGGCAACACATAAATTTGAACTTTTAATAGTTCCAATGTTTTTTTGGTTCGATTTTTCATTGCAAGCATCTTTATATAAAAGATAAGGTGTACCTGTTTCCATTTGAGCGTCCAAAATTTTAAACCATAAATCACGTGCATTTACTGTTTTTCTTGCTTTACCATCTCGTTCATATGTTTCATAAAGATCTTTAAATTTGTCACCATAATTGTCCGACAATCCAGGACATTCATGCGGACAAAATAGAGCCCATTTGGCGTTATTCTTTACACGTTCCATAAAAAGGTCTGGAACCCATAAAGCGTAAAAAGGTCGCGCGCTTTTAATTCTTCGTCTCCGTGATTCTTCTTCATTTCTAAAAAGTCTTCTACGTCTGCGTGCCAAGGTTCCAAATAAATAGCAAAGGAACCATTGCGTTTTCCAGATTGATTTACATAACGCGCCGTGCTATTATACACACGAAGCATAGGAACAATACCATCCGTTTTACCATTGGTGCCTTGAATATGCGAATCTTTTGCTCGAATATTGTGAATATGCAGACCTATTCCGCCAGAATATTTCGATATTTGTGCGCAATCATTTAAAGTATTATATATGCCTTCGATACTATCGTCTTCCATGGCAATCAAATAGCAACTAGATAATTGTGGTCTAGGTGTTCCTGCATTGAAAAGGGTGGGAGTCGCATGCGTAAAGAATTTTTGCGACATTAAATCATAGGTTTCCTTTACGAAAAATAACGTCTCTTGTGGGTTTTTTGCAGGTGAATTGCCATGAATACCCACCGCAACGCGCATCCACATATGCTGAGGGCGTTCAACGATTTTATTATTAATTTTAAACAAATATGCGCGCTCTAATGTTTTAAATCCAAAATAATCAATATAATAGTCTCTATTATGGTCAATCATTGCATTCAGCTCTTCTGCGTAGCGATTGGTAAATTCCCATAATTCTTGGGATACCAGTGGTTTATTTTCGCCTTTATAATTTGTAAAATTATATAAATCCCTCATGACACTTGAGAAATCATTATCCGTATTTTTTTGGTGATTTGAAATAATAATACGTGCGGCTAATATGGAATAATCTGGATGGTTTGCCGAAAGTGCGGCGCATTGTTCGGCAGCTAATTCGTCTATTTTTGCAGTAGGTATTTTATCGTATAACTGGTCAATCACTTTCATTACAAGGGAAGAATAATTAATATGTATATTTGCTTCCTGACCTAGTTTTTTTACGCGTTCTAATATTTTATCAAATGCCACATCCTGCAATTCACCATCACGTTTCGTTACACGCATTTCTGTAGAAGTTTCCATTATTATATTACTTCGATGTTTATTTTTAAATCTCTTTTACACAAAATATGCAAAAATGTTATATTCAAAATATGCAAAAATATTATATAAAATATAATATATATGAATCAAATTGTATTTTTATCACTTATTTTAGTATTAGCTATAGGATTACCATTATTTTTAAAAATTTCAGAATCATTTAAGAAAATAGAAAATTTTTCAAATTATACTTTAGATAATGCAAATGGTAATTATCCAGCAGCTCAAACGGAAGTATTAGTGCAAGACATTTATCCTGCCACTGGTAAAAATGCGATTTCCGAGAACGATGCAAGTGATATATGGTGGCAATATCCAATATTCGAATTAGGCTCTTATAAACAAATCACAAATAATATTAGGTATCCAAATAAACCTGACGAAGGAACATGTATGCCTGCTTCCATGTGTGGTGCTTTATATCATATGAAAAAAATCAAGAGTAACTATGTAGAGCCATTACCACAAGTCAACCCTGAATGCGGAACACGTATAGGTTATTTCGACACCAGTGTCAATTTACTACCATTTAGAACCAATATGCAAAATATATTATACTAGGCAACTTTTGAGAAAAGTTGCGCAAAAAACAGTGTTACTTTTATTCTTACATATTCCATTTTTCTTTTTACTCGGCGTAACGAACAAATAAAATTATATATATATATATATATATAAATTATAATGGAGGACAACAGTATTCAAATTTTTATTGTTTTTCATAAAAAGATTTTCGATGATTGTTATGAAAATATACCAGACGATATCCTTTATAAATACTTTACATTTTTTGCAGTGAATAAAAATATAGAAAAACACTACACACAAAATAAGTATAAAATTATTAATGAATGGGAATTACCTATTTATGATAAAACATTTCAAGAGAGAGGGTATAATGAAAATTCAGCAATATACCATGTGTACACTAATAATTTACACAAAGATTACAAATATATAGGTTTTTTTCAATATGATATGAAATTTAATGATAATATAATAGAGTTTTTTAAAAAAAATATAACTCAAACACCAACCTTATTTAGTGTTGGTTGTCATGATTTTAATTTTTGTAGTTATAGAACATGGAATGAGCCCAATACACTTAATTATATAATTAAAGATTATGAAAGTTTTTATAAAAAATCATTCAATAGGAATTATCAATATCCATTGTATAATAGTTATATTATTTCAAATAAAATTTATGAAAAAATAATGCAATGGATTATGCAATTATACGACAAAATATATCCTTGGTGTATTGAAAGACCTAATCGTTCTCATTTTGGTCATATTGGAGGAATATATGAAAGAATTATGGCTTATGCTATCGGAGAAGAAAATTTACAAAATATAAATCTAAATATATCACATGACCATAAATATAAAAAATTATCATATTAAAATAAAACCGAAGTTAGAACGAGTAAAATACCCGTTGCTATAAATTCTCATTACTCGCTAGTGTCTACCTTAATTATATTTGTAAATTTAAGTAGACAACCTTGTTCTTTTTCGATAACAGGTTTCAACGCGTCTTTCCTCTGTTTTTTGGCAGGTGCTCTGTGTTCGTAACCTGATACTCTTTCTTCTTCGATTATTTTCCACACTTTTTCCAATTGATCAACATTATTTTTAAACCATTCTTTATTTCGCAATACCAATACACAACTGAGTTTCTCAAGCTTCCAATAAATAAATTTAAAAAAGGTATAATTATATGGTGCGGACTCGTATTTTTCCAATTCGGTTTCCTCCCATAGTTTAATATCTTGCTCACTTGTTATATCAAGCGGTTTATATTTATAAAATGGTTTACCTTCTTTGGTATGAAAATATAATATAATTCCCTTTGTTTTATTATCCAAAGAAATACACAATTCTTGTTTCAAATCATTTATTTTTGTATCATTCATAAATGATTGCTCGTCTGGATATTCGGTAAATTTCGTTTCTAGAAAGTCGCATTCATCCAAATCACACACTTCCATTTGCAATTGCATTTGTATCCAATATTCTTTCTTTGGAATACCATTGATATCACGACTTACTACATTTTTAATTTCCAGCATGCGCCCATAACGTTCTGATTCTTTATTCACGATAATACCATCAGGCGATGCACCTATAAATTTATATTTAGGGTGTTGAATGCAGCCGAAATCCTCCACTTTTGTCTTAAAATCGTGTTCATACATCATTACTGTTAATGGCTCGTATTTTTGCCCCCAATGTAAAGGCGTATTTGTATTCACCATTTTAATATCCTCTTCTTCGTCATTTACAACTTTTAATGGTTGACATTTTTCGTAAATTAATTGGTTGATTGCTGGTTGGGATTCAAATGCTTTCCAGGCGTTACTTGCTGTTATTAAATTCCATCGAAATTGATACCATGCGTCGGTTCTTTGAACTGGTTGATGAATATCCCTTAGCGCTTGTATTTTCTTTTCAATCATAGCTAGTTCTGCATCGTCATATTTAATTTCTAATGGTTGATATTTACTATTATCTATAGAATCGTTACAACATCTATCAGGATAAAAAACGGTAATAAAAATCTGAAAAGCGTCTTCCAAGAGTTCATCCATATCATCTACAATATCGTCACTGTTTATCCATATTACGCTTTCCATATAATGTTCTATTTGAATATAGAAAATCTCCTTTATTTCTTCTAGTAAAATGTCATGAAAGTCAGGTTCAGAAATAACGTGCGGATTACATGATATATATTCATCCATCAAATGTAAGGCTGTTTCCACCAATTCAACCGCATACTCTTCGGTAAATATAGATGGATGATCTTCAAAATCTAATAGATTGGTAATATCTTCCAAATCTTCTAAATCAGAAAGCAACATAGTTTATTAATATAACTATATATAATAGACATATGTGTTTAATATTATTATCATATTTAATAATATCAAATAGTATCTAATAGTATCTAATAGTATCTAATAGTATCTAATAGTATCAAATTATATTTCGTCATCGGTATCGGAATCATTCATTGTTTCCACTTGATTTATTAATTTATTTTTTATGCTTCCATGACCCTTTTTTGGAGCCAATGATTTTAGTGTGGATATTCTTTTATCTACATTTTTTAGTGTGAAATGTTTTTTAGATTTAGTGTATAATAATGCTGGAATGTCTTTTATGATGCCTGTCACTTTATCATAAATAACATCCTTCACTCTTGATAATTTTTTTTTGTCAAGACTATCCTTTAAAAATATAGTTAATAATTTCGCTTCATCTTCATCTAATGTTTTCTCCTTACGATACGTTTCGGCAAAGTCTAATAATTTTTTTGTCTTGATTGTTTTATTTAATTTGCACCACGGTTCATTGCTATTATTATTTTTTTCATCTTCTAAAAATTTTTCAAGATTAGAAAGGTCGTTTGATGATTTCGTTTCATGTAATGGCGCTCCATTTAATAATAATGTTTTATATTTAATATTTTTAAGCTCTTGACATTCATCCACTTCTATCATATTTACTTCCATTTATATATGAATATATAAAGTTAAGTTTAACTCAATTTCACAAAATATATATTTATTATGGAACTTTTATGTAGGTTTACAAAATATACAGTTAAAATAGTAAATTTAACTATATGTATATTGTATATGGACGATCATTCAAAAAAAATAAATATAACAGGCACGAACAACAAATATAAAATGAAACAGTTAGCAAATGCAGGACAAGAAAAAGAGGTTAAAAAGAGGGTGTCAACGGATAATTGGGACTTTGACGTTCAACACTACACTTATGTAAATCAAATGAAAATGATAATAGACATTTCAAACAATCATTTATATTCTCTCGACAATGTATCAAAAATTGCCATACAAGAAATAAATAAAAAAATATCGAGTTATAAACAACAGGATAAATTGAAAAAAAAAGTGTGTGTGGAAGAATTTATAACATTCGAATCTATCATACATAAAATGATAGAATGTGAATTGAAATGTAGATATTGCAATTCAGAAATGACCGTGTTATACGACATTTCGAGAGAAATGAAACAATGGTCGGTGGATAGGGTTGATAACGATAAAGGACATAATATTAATAATTACCACTTGGCATGTTTAGAATGTAATCTAAAAAGACGAAGAAGAACGGATGAAAAATTTTTATTTACCAAACAATTAAACATTATAAAACAAGATTAACCAACAAATGAAGACAAGAACAAAAGAAGACAAGAACAAAAGAATAAAAGAATAAAAGAATAAATAAGTTTGTTCAACATATTTTTAACATATTGTATTATTATTGATATGGAATGGAAATGGACAAAAGGAGAACCGTATGAAAGGTCTAGAAGATTAAAACATGTACAAGAATTAGAGAATAAGCAATTTAGCAAAGAAATGGATTCATCAGCATACACATCGTCTTTAAACTACGATGAAAATACGTGGGAAATATTGAATCAAACTATCGCAAACCCAGGGTTTAAAGTTTCAAACAAGAGAGAAGAATTAGATACGAAAATATCTGATAGAGATATGGTGCAACAAATAGGATTTAATCCGTTTTTAGGTGAGACGAATTATGTAAATGACGTATCCATTAGAGACCAATTTTTGAAACCAATGAATACTACACAGGGGTCAACCAGAGCAACTGCAAATGTAGGTGAATAAATATATATAAATTTATAAATAAATATACAAATTTATAAATATATAAATATATACACTATTTATGCTAATGATTTAGAACACATTGTGTACAATAATCTATTCACAAAATATGCCATAAATGAATTAAACAATAATAAAACACCGCTTACAAATACTCTAAAATTTAATTTACTGTAATTTTTAAAGATGAATAATATTTCAACAAATATGGTAAACATTAAAACAAAGAAGAAAAGCACTGTAAAAATTTTAAAATAAACACAGGCTTCTTTTGTCAAAGGACCAAAAAATCTTGTCATTAAGTCTGACATTATATATATTATATAGGTTAAAAAGTTATATAATAGATAATAAAATAACAAGTAAAATTAAAAATAAAATAACAATAAGGTATATAAATATTTATCATATAATTACTTAAAAAATTTTCAGTATTTAAACATAATGAGTGTTGCGGCTAATTATACTACACAAAATGAATTGTTGCTAAATAATTTAATGGATTTTTATAAAAATGAAAATTATTTAACTAAGATGCTTAAAATAATTACGGGAGAATCAAAAATTTCGCTCCGTATTGTAGATTGGTTTGCGACGAATTATGCCAAAAAAAACTACACCCTGTATCCAATTTCTACAACAAACGGTGACACCATAAGATTTAAAGTATATTTCGATTACAAGCTCAAATTGAAAGCATACAGCAAAAAAAGATTCGACCCGTTTTGCCGCTGGGATAGGATCAGCATTCCGTATAAGAACGGAACAAGTATTGAGACCACAATCGGCCAATTGAATTTTTTTAAATGGGCCCTTGAAAATAAGGTGATTGATTATATCGAAGAAAATTATGAAACCATCGAAAAGGACATGAATAATCGTAACAGTACTTCCAAAAGAAAGGAAACCGTGGTAGATAATTCCAAGACACGAAAAAAGAGGGAAGAATTATCTATTTCCGCTACTAAAAGCATCAAAAAAGAAGAGGTCGAAATCGTGGTCCAGTTTCATTAGGCGGTTGCTTTTGGTTGTTAAAAACTAAACCATTTTATAAATAATAACTTAAAGACAATTATTATTTATATGGAAGAAATAGATATAGTTTCTTTAATTGAGAATAATCCTGTAACAAAGTTGTCAAAGGATTATAATGTAAAATTGCTTGTTAAAATAAAAGAAACTTTTTCTGATTTTGAACAACAGTTGTTTTTATCCAGTTTTTATTGTTACTTAAACTGTGACCCACTAAACGATTTTGTGATTGATTTAGATAATATTTGGAAATGGTTAGGGTTCAGTCAAAAAGTAAATGCAAAAATGTTATTAGAAAAACAATTTATTATTGATAAGCATTATACCAAATCGCTTTTGTCACAACAAAAGCAACAATCTCACTCAAAAGGAGGTCACAATAAAGAAATATTTATGTTGAATATAGATACGTTTAAAAAATTTTGTCTTAAAGCTGGAACAAAAAAAGCAGATGAAATCCACGATTACTATATGAAGTTAGAAAAAATTATTCAAAATATTTTGCAAGAAGAATGTAGTGATATAAAAATCCAATTAGAACAAAAAAATAAAGTAATCGAAAATCAAATCATACAATCTGAAAAAGAGAAGGAAAAATTAAAAGAAGATGTTCTTCTGGAGCAATTTCCGTTGAATACACAATGTATTTATATCGGATTAATTGATAATAAGACATTAGGAAAACCAAATAGTAAAATGTATCACGAAAGTTTAATTAAATTTGGTCAAAGTAATAATTTGACGGAGAGAGTAAAATGTCACAAGAACACCTACGATAATTTTAGATTATATGCGGCGTTTAAGGTAAAAAACAAAATAGAAATTGAAAATGCTATTAAAAAACACGCAGAATTAAAAAATAGGTTACGTTCCATAATAATAAATGATATTTGTTATAGAGAACTCATTGCACTTGATGACGAAAAATTCAAAATTGAAAAAGTGGAAGAATACATAAAAGATATCATTAAAGAGAATGAATATAATATTGAAAACTACAATTTATTACTCAAAAAAAATGATGAATTGCAAAATGAAATATATAAATTAAAGGATGAATTGGAAGAAAAGGATAAAATAATAAAAAATAGCAATACTAAAATTCAAAATTTAGAACACGATGTTACTGATGAAATAAAACTTAAAATTGCAAGTAATTATACAATATGTAAATACGGATATTACTTATATGCGTACCAATATGAAAACATGAGATTTATTTGCTCTATTTCACGGCAAAAAGATTTTAATATATTGAATAATACATTAGCTGGGTTACATGCCACAGGAGAAATGAAATATTTTGTTAAAACGTCGTATCCACTGAGTGAAAAAATAATGATGTTTCTTTTGAAACAACACAGTATATGTTTAGGTAACAATAAATTTGAATCTTCCTTGGAACATGTGAAACAAATCATAGATATTACAGTTCAATTAGAAAAACTACTATGTGAAAATGCAAATGATTTATCTAAGTTACAAATTATTTTTAATAATGAAATACCGGTAAACGTCGAAATATGTAATCCAGAGGTTCCTATCGTAAGAAAAGCGAAACGCCCTATTGACCAAATAAATAAAGACACTGGAGAAATTATTGCTACATATGAAAGTATAGAAGCCGCTGGTAGAGCGCTAGGGCTAACTACAGGAACGGCAATTGGAATTTCCGTGAGAGAAAAAAGAATTTGTCAAGGATTTCTATGGAGATATTCTGGTATTTCCAAAGAAGAACAATTTAACGAACAACCTGTTATTAAAATTTGCTGTAGCACTGGAGAGAGAAAATCATTCAAAACGATTGCGGATGCCGCGAAAGATTGTAACATATCCGCACCTGCACTAAGACAACGAATTATTACTCAAGTTCATACAAATAACCATCATTGGGTTTTTCATAAAGAAGCAAGTCATTACAATAGTTAACAATAATTTTAACTACTACGTCCTATATTTTGTATATTTTGTATATTTTGTATATTTTGTATATTTTGT